GCTATATGCGACTCGATTCGATACATGCAATTTGCTATCTTACTCTCATAGTACCACTACGAAACACTTTTTGGCGCCAAAAAGTTCACCACTCCCCCCTATAGAATGAAAAAGGGGGTCTTTTTTCACCACATGGGCGCAAAAGAACGCCCATACAGTGACCTATAGGATCTTACTAGCAAAGAATACTCTGCTTAATAGGAACCATACTTGCAAAATAAGCTCAATAATTCATGGATCATAACTAAAAAAATATTTTTTTGACGAAAGTCATTGGGAACTTGGAATTTTATTTTTCAAAAGTTGAGTGACTTTGTGCGAAAAGTCATTTTTTATAGAAAACGGAAATTTTTAGTACGAACTAAATAAATATCAAACTACAATGGCAGATAACCGTTGTGTTGCTATCAAGAGTTCCGATGGAGAAAGATGTTCAAAGCGTGCCACAAATGGTGGACGTTGTGGATCGCATCATACTATTGTAACGCGTGAAGGTCCTAATACGACCGAACTTGCTGAGATTACTTACACATACAAGGCGGCGTTAAAGATTTCAAATAATACCACAACAGCGGCAATTGATGCACTTGGACCCGAGCCATGGCGAAATAATCGTGATGTGTATGACGATGTTCTACGGGCTCAATCGATGAGAAACAGAGGACTACGTGAAGAGAACATGGCCAGACTGAATACAGTTCGGCTCAGACAGCAAGCGGATATCGCTAGAACTGGAATCAATCCAGATGCTGTACAAGATGCAGCTCGTCTAGTTGAAAGACAGAGACGGCACGCCGAACATGAGGCACGTATTGCCGCATGGCAAGCAGCTCAGCTCGATAGGCGTAACAGAGTGGTACAAGCAGTACACCAACCAGCTCAAGCAGGTGCCCACGCGGCAGCTCCTAGAGCGGGATTGGCTGCATTCGCAAATGATCGCCAAAACGTTCACACAACTGGTGCTGTAAAACAGACGCTGAGCGTCATCAAAGAAATTTTGAAGATCGAAGTTCCGGTAGAATATAGATGGAATATGAAGGTTGTATCAAAAACAATGTCTGAAATTATTACAGAATGTTATCTATCTCCGGCATCTGCTTGGCAGATGGTAGCAAAGTATTGTTCAGATGAAACGATCTATGATCTACAACCTGGAGTTTATGGAAAAGTTCTAGATTGTGTGTGGCAATACATTAAGAACTCATCTGACAAAGAAGACCTAAAAAAGATTCTGAAGTCAGAGATGAGAGATAACATCGGTATGTGCGCGCAGGGAAACCTGAGCAGACTTACAAACATTCTAGCAGGATATGTTGAGTGTGTTGTAGTTGAAGAGTCAATTGTGGATAAGCTTGGTCGTCTTCTTCCTCCTCTCATGGGGATTGAAGATATCGTACAACGCCTAAATGCGGCCACACGAATCTTTGTAGAGAACGGTGTTCCCGAAGATCAGTGGTATGTATGGGCGGGCGGTTTGATCTTTGACCAGGCTGATGACGACCATCGCGAGATGTTCATCCACGACGGGGCAATTGACTTCATTGTGTTTACCTAAAATTTATAAAAGTTTTTTAACTAGATGGGTATAGCGGCTGCGGCTGCTTGAGGAATTGCAGAAATAGAATCAACATATTGCAAGAACCATCCGCCAATTGGTTTCATTACATTGGGTGTCAGAGCATTTTCACTGAAAAACATTCGTCTAATGAACAGAATCGGTAGTATTCCCCATAGATACGACAATGGTAACATACCGATAAAAAATCCAAATGTAATTGTCTTGAACCAATCGAGCGATATACGACAACATGCAATAAGATTGAGCAAAAACCCAAATGTCATAACAAAGTATCCGAAGTTTATTCCAATTATTCCTAATCCTGTCAGCGCACTTTGACGAGGTGATTTTGTTGATGGGGCATCAAGTGGAGGAGCAGAAAGGGTAAACTTTTTGCCATCATCAATCGTCTCAGTATTACTGGAACCATTGAGAGTGTACGTAACCTTCAGAGACTTTTTCTTGCTAGGATTGGGATCCGGTATTCCTGCAGTGGACGGACCGACAGTTAAATCAATGGATCCATTAGAAACATAACTCTGAATCGCGTCTGTTACATCTGTATAGTTACCAGTATAACCATACTCTGCCTTTGTAATTACAAGACCGTCTGCAGTCTTCTGACCGGGAGCAATAATATGTAGCGTATTGCCTTCTGTTACTGTTTTGGTATTAGTAGATCCGCTGTTAATAGTGTAAGAAACATTTAAGGTTTTGTTGGGCTTACCGGCTGCAGGATCGCTAACATTGAGAGAAGCGGGAGAAACAAGTAGATTTAGTTCTCCGTCCTTAATATGTGATGTAACTTGCGATGTAACATCTATCATTTCAGGCACAATACCATATTGGGCACTCACAATTGTAATTCCGGTGCTCATCCCTTATTATGAAGAGAATACGACATTTGCTACGCCTCCGAGAACTCGCAGGAAGTTGTACGATTCAACATATGCTCGAACGTCGTAAGTATATTGAAATGACTGGGCGTTTGATTTGGTTATTACAGTCAAAAGTTCATCTGGATTATATAATCTTTTTCCAGTACTGGGGTCCGTTATATTCGGATTGAGAACTATAGTTGGGTTTGCGCTTCCAGCAGTTGACTTTAAGATACAAACAGCTGTTGAAGTTGACGGAACTGCAGAATATGCTGGCTGAACATATGTATTGCGAAGTACAGTTCGGTTAAACATCGATCCATTGATGTGACCCGACGGTTGTTGGTCATCGTGATCAGATGCAAATGAATATGTATATACTCCAGATAGTGATGTTGTTCCGCTACCTGTTTGGTGACGATAATGTTGTAGGTTCGTAAAAAACTCAGTTTGTTTCGTATTGAAACGATCCTTGCCGTCTAGAACGATATTAGATTCGAGTAGAATGTCTTTCTGTGTAACATTTGTCTGTTGCATTGTTCCAGAAGAAAACGAAAATGTTAAATTTGCAGAGTTTGATGATAGAGGTGGTGTATTCGCATCCGGCCAGTTTGTGTAATTGTCGTAATCATTCAGTGCAGTGCGATCATTACGTTGGGCTACCCATACAACTCGAGTACATAGGTTACGCATGGTAAGTTCTAGATCATTGCTGGGCCCATATTGTCCATTCGCCTGAACCATATCAACCTGAGGAACAATAAAAGAGTGATCCGTCTTTGCTATATGAGTTAGTTCGGCATCACTCAGCCAAATATAGTTTGCTTCGATGTAAGGATTTAGATTCCAAGAGCTCAAATCTGGAACTGTAGGCACAGGTGTATGTGAATATGTGGGAGGTGAGAGGAAATTGTTTATGAAGAACTTAGAAGAACTTGTGTTTGGAGCAATTCGTGTTCCAAACGTAGGAGACCCTTCGCGGACATCCAAAGTTGTAAAGAGTGTATAGATGTTGTGTAGCTCAACAACAATTTGAACTTCAGAGTGTTGGAGAGCAATTAGAGGTAGAGCAGCACCAATTGATTCACAAAACCAGAAGTGAAGCGGGATAGTCAACGTTCGACCACGAAGTGATGGAGCAGCATGAGCTGTTGACGTTGAAATAGAGTGAGGATACTGATTGATGCGTCCAGCTACATTTGCAGGATCGTATAGTTCGGGAACATTTCCAGTCATCTGATTCAAAATAGCCTTCTTATTTGCATCAAATTTTAATTCAGCGTATAACTTCATCCATTCACCAGTATGTGATACAATGGTCTGACCGTTGATCAAAATAGAGACCTGTCGTATCATGTTGTATCCAATGTTTCGAATCCACTGAAATTCATATCCAATCGCACTTGCAGCTGAATTTACATTTTCATTTGCACCGGGTGTAATTTGAGACACTGGTGAATAAATGTCCGGAAGTGTCACACTTAAGTAACAATCGTTTACCATTTGGGCATTGCGATCTACTTTGGTTTGAAGAGTGATTGTACCCGCCGGAGGTAGAACTACCTTCGTAGTCTTGAAGTACAGACGAAAGTGTTCCATAGCAAAGTCAGTATGACGCTTATACATCGAACGAAAATGGGTAAACGAAGGGTTTCCAATTATAAGGTGATCCTGAGCACCCTTGCCAACTAATTGCATGAGACCACCAGTCATTCTGTTATATTTCTTACAGATTTGAATGTGTAAAATTATACTGAACCAATTAACAAATGGCAGAGTCTTCAAATGCATCTGCAAACCCCGACCTAGTGCTTCCACCCGATATATCCAGAACAGTTACTGGACCCACACCCGCTATTATGGCAATGTTTCCAACTGCAGAATCAGGACTCACACCTGCTCCCATGGTTGCCGATATTAATGAACTTCTTGCAAGTTATGGTGCTATTAAGAATCAAGAAGCTGCAGATAAAGCTACATTGATTGTTTTAGTTAATGAAACGCGTGATACATTACGACCCCCACTATTTACATGGGCTGCCATGAGATTTCCTGCTATCTACGTTCTTCAGGAGTTTTCTATCAATCCACCGCAAATTTGTTCTGATGGAGTATCTCGCGGTATCGTAGATTATGTTGGATATGTACTTGGTCAGGACATGGGACAAATAATTGCGACTATTCAAGCATTATGTATTGGTGTTACCATTTCATATTCATTTATGGGAAACGTGTTACGAATTCATGTTTCTAAGAACTAGATGAATGTTCCAAACTGAGGACCAGCCGCATTAACAAAGGCTTGAAATTGTGAAAGTGTAAAATATGAGTTCCACATTCCAAAAAAAGCAATTCCTCCGTTTAGAAAATTTCCATAATCACCGCCATAATATGTATCACGTTGATCAACACCAACGTACAATGAACCGTCAACATACTGACCTGAACCCGTCATTGTACTTGCAGTTGTAAACGTATAACCGCTGCTTGACCCCGTTGCACGGTAATATGCACAGGTCGATGATCGCTGGAATGTAAATGCTTCACATACCCAGCCCGTCGCTGTTGATGTTGATATTCCACTGCCAGTATTACTAATTTGCGATCCGTACCCAGTAGATCCGTTTGGACCGAATCCATATGTCCAAACACCTGTTTCGCCTGTAACTATTTCACCTATATAGGTACCTGATCCTGATGTCGGATAGTTGTATGCCGAGCTTCGTCCAAGTGTGT